GAGGTACACGTCGACCACGTCGATCGCGTTGGCCTCTTCACGCGCGAACTTGATGGCGGTGCGCAGCCTGTCTAGCCGTGACGATATACCGGCGATCCGGTCGGCCGGCAACGCACCGGAGAACTCGACCTTCTCCCACGTTCCGACGATGACGTCTTCGGTGAACATCTGCACCTGCGCCGGATGTTCCTTGGTGGCCTCGTAGAGCACGTGGTTGCGCGGGATCTTCTTCGTACGCACCGTCTGGACCGCAGCCGACGCATACACACCGCGGGCAGTGTCATATGTCCACGACTGTGTCGGGTCCAGCACCGGAATACGCCCCACGAAGGCGGCGAGCTTCTCCAGCTCCTTTTCGAGGAACATCAGCGTGGTCACCGGCACCCCCAAGGCGATGACGTTGCCGTCGACCGTGATGTCGGCCCTCGCGAAAGTGTTCGACGCATCCTTTGTCGCAGTGACGTCGATCAGCCTGGTCACGGCCTGGATGAGCTGCGTCAGCACGTCCTCGGACTTGATCTGAACCGCCACCTGTTCAGACGGCAGGCGGTCGCCGTCCTCTTCGTCCTTCGGGGTGTATCTGCGGCTCAAACCGGCGAACAACGGCTTCTTCTCAAGCGAGTGGTAGAGATCGGTCTCGACGCGGGTGGTCTGATTCTTGACGCCCTTCTCGATGGCGATAATCTGGCTGAGCTTGGTCATGCCCGAACTGTACAGGAGTACAGCCAGGGCCACAATGGTATTCAACCAGAAAGAGCCGCGAGCGCGTCGATGCGGTCAGGTCTGTAACCGTCCCAGGTGCGGCGGCCACCGCCGAATTCGGCGCAGACGATCGGCGCGGTGCGCAGGCCCAGCTCGGCGGCGACGACAAGGATCGCGTCGTCGATGGGCACTTCGGTGAACGGAATCGCGCGGCGGCTCAGGTGGCGTTTCGTCATGGTGCAGGCCGCGCACGCCGGGCCCGCGGTGTAGACGGTCACGATCATGCCGGTCTCCGGGCTTTGACCGTCCCTTTCAGGGAGCGACGCGCCCGCTCCCGCGCAGTCTTGACGGCCGCCCGTCCATCCTGTGTCATCCATGGCATCCACACCCCTGCATAGAAACCTCCGTCGACGCCCCGGCCGTGCAGCGCAAACTGTGCGCACTGGAACAGCACCGGACACTGATTGACGCAGATGTCCTGCATCACCAACAGCGAACTGAGATCCGGACACCTTTCGGCAGTCCAGGGCAAGTCCGGATGACGACCGCACATGGCCTGATTCATCCACAACCGGTCTTGAACGTAGGCCAGCCTTCGTGCCATTGTGAAATTACTATATGATTGACATTTCTCCAGATCAAGACGGGTAGCCATGCGATCACGGAGACGCGCCTTCCGTCGGCCATGGGAGCCGGTGGAGTTCAACTCCCGGGGTGGGAGCCGAGCCTGGACCCGGTTGCGCGACCAGGTGGTGCGCGAGGAACCGGTGTGCCGCATCCGGTTACCGGGAATCTGCACCATCGCCAGCACCACGGCCAACCACCGGATCTCACGCAAACGGCGACCGGACCTGACGATGGTACGGGCCAACCTGGAGGGGGCCTGCCGCCCGTGCAACATGCGAATTAAGACTATGACCCCGGCCCAGGTCGGTGCACTGCGCTGCCAGCTCGCGCAGCAGAGGCGGCCCGCGCCGGCGCTGGACGTCTTCCGGTGAGTGTCACCGAAGCCGCCGCCTCCGGCAACCACCTCAGGCTGCTCATCGCGATGCGCGAGCGGGTCGCGGAGGCGATCGAAGACGAGAAGTGTCACCCGCGCGACCTTGCCGCGCTCACCCGACGGCTCCAGGAAATCGGCAAGGAGATCGCGGAGATCGAGGAGCGGCAGAAGCGGGAAGGCTGGGCGGATGACAAGAACGGGAAGTCTGGCGACGATAAGCCCTGGAACGCCGACATCTAAAAAGAAGCTCTCCGAAGCCGCGCGCAAACTCAGCATCCCCTCGGGAATCGTCGGCTCCGACTGGCCGCGGATCCGCCGCATCTGCGCCGAGGAACTCGGCGTCACCTTCGACCCCTGGCAGGACGGCGCCGGGGGTCTGCTGCTGGCGCGCGGGGCCAACGGCAAGCTCATCCACACCGTCGGCGGCTTCGGAATGTGCATCTGCCGCCAGACCGGCAAGACGTTCTTCTTCACCGGCTCGCTCTTCGGACTGTGCATCGACCGGCCCGGACTACTGGTCATCTGGAGTTCGCATCACTCGAAAACGCACAACGAGACGTTCGGGTCGATGCAGGGTTTCGCCAAGCGGCTCAGGGTGGCCCCGCACATCGACAAGATCTACACCGGCAGCGGCGACGAAGAGGTGCGATTCCGCAACGGCAGCCGCATCCTGTTCGGCGCCCGCGAGCGCGGGTTCGGCCGAGGCATTCCCGGTGTCGACGTGCTGGTCTCCGACGAGGGGCAGATCCTCTCGGAGCGGGCGATGCAGGACATGCTCGCCACCCTGAACGTGTCCTCGCTAGGTCTGCACATCTACGCCGGGACGCCACCCAAGCCCGAGGACAACTCCGTGGTGTTCACCACGATGCGCGACGAGGCGTGGGCCGGCGATGTCGACGACATCGTGTGGATCGAGTTCGGCGCGGACGACGACGCCGACCTCGACGACCTGGCGCAGTACGCAAAGGCCAACCCGTCATACCCGCACCGCACCCCCCTGGAGTCGATCCTGCGACTGCGCCGACGCCTGGGCGAGGACGGGTTCCGGCGCGAGGGCCTGGGCATCTGGTCCCGGGAGGGCGCGGTGTTCGACGTCGGGCGCTGGTCGACCCTGGCCGAACCCACCGTCGAGCCCCTGCAGACCGCCGCGCTGATGGTCGACGTGTCACCGGACCGGCAATGGTCCTGCGTCGCACTGGCCGGTGACGCCCCCGGCGAGCGCACGCTGGTGGTCGTCCACTCGATCAAAGGCACCGCCGGGGTCATCCCGCTGATAGTCAAGCTGCAGAATGAGCGCGACATCATCGACGTGGCGATCTCCAGCGGGGCTGCCCGTCTACTGGAGCCCGACCTGGTGAAGGCGGGCATCGTGTACGAGAAGATGTCGCACAACGACCTGGCTGCCGCCTACGGCGCACTGCAGACGGCCGTTCAGGAGGGCACCGTCACCCACGTCGACCAGCAGGAACTCAACGTCGCCATCGCCAACGCAAAAACCCGGTTCCTCTACAGCGGGGAAACCGAGGCGTTCGACCGGCGCGGGCAGTTCATCGACATCTCCCCGGCGATCGCCGCCGCGGGCGCACACTACCGGTTCGGCCTGCTGGCAGCGCCCATGCCCTTGATCATGTGAGATTATGAACCCATGGCGCTATCCGATGCGGCGATGGTGGTGGCGGCCAACGCGCTGCGCACAGCCATCACCCATGTTCAGCTGCATTCCGCCGGTCCCGGCGGCTCCGGCACCTCCAACATCGCCACCGCCGCCCGCCAGCCCGTCACCTGGGGAGCCGCGTCGGGGGACGGCGACTTCACCAGCTCGGGCACGCTGGCCTTCACCGGGGTGGCGGCATCGGGCGCAGCGACCCACATCAGCTTCTGGTCGGCATCGACGTCGGGCACCTACTACGGCTTCTACACCTTGACGGGTGACCAGACCGCGAACGCGGCCGGGGAGTACAACGTCACCGCAATCACCCTCAACGGTTCATCCACCTAGACAAGGAGAGGACCATTAACACCGAACTGGAAGCCATCAAGGACGCCTGGGACAAGAACACCGGGGAAGGCCGCGACCCGGTGGCCCGCGAACTGGCCGACGCCTACGTAGAAGCCCACCCCGAACTGTTCGTCTCGCTGCGGGAGATGACCCTCGAACAGTGCGTAGCCGCGGTCGACGTGTTCCGCGGGGCCGGTATGGAAACCGAGCTCTGGAACACCGAAGCATGGCTCCTGCACCGGTTCGAGCCCCAGAACATCGGCGGTAAGGCCGAGGCACAGGTAAGGATCATCTGATGGCTGCTGGGTTTTACATCACGAACGCGGTAGCACAGGGAATGCTCAACGCCACCACCCTGTCGGCCTCCTTCGACGCCGGCACCGCCGCGGTCATCAACATCTATTCCAGCACCGTGCCCGCCGACGCGGACGCGTCCATCGGTGCGTCTGTTCTCCTGGCGCAACTGACGTGCAGCGCAACATGTTTCACGTCGTACGCCGATGCCAACCCCGGGGGCAGGGCGACTTTCGCATCCATCACGTCGGACTCCAGTGCCGACAACACCGGCACGGCAACGTATTTCCGCATCCTGACCCAGTCGGGCGGCACCACGGTGGCCCAGGGAACCGTGGGCACTTCGTCCGCGGACCTTGTTCTCAACACGGTGGCCATCACGTCGGGCTCAACGGTGTCCATCACGTCGGCGACAATCACACTGCCAGAGGGTCCGTAATCCTTAGGCGGTAATGCATGGCAATCGCCTATAAGAGTCAGCAGGGATGGGACGCTGTTGCTGCCGTAAGCAGCGCTGTCCGATCAATGTCGGCAACTCCGCCGACACCAGGCGACCGGGTTTATGTATTTGCAGCTTGGAAAGACTTCTCTGTTACAGCGACATGCGCAGACACCACGGGTGGCATTGCCTGGACTGAGGTAACCGAATTCGCGGACGGCGCGGTAGCGGCGGGCAATGGCACCGGATCAATGAAAGTTGGGGCCTGGTACAAGGATTGGACGAGCTTAACCACAACAGCCACTATCACCTTTTCAAGTGCCGTGGATGTTGCCGCAACTCAAACCTACTCCCTGACAAGGGGTTTGAGTGAGAAGTGGTCCACTCCACAGTTCTCTACAGCGGCGTGGCCGTCACAAATCAGTGGAACAGTTTCGGCGAGTAGCGGAACAGTAGATGTTTCAGACGGTGCCATCGTCATGCTGATGGTTGGCCTCAATGACGACTCTGCTACCTTCACCAGGTCCACGACCAGCATTGATGATGCTGCTGCCGGTATCACCTGGAACGGTAATTATGTTGAACGGCCGACGGGCCATTTAACGACCACCAGCGGCAATGACATGGCGGCAGATGGAGGTTATCGCCTAGTCACCACCGGCGCATCGGCAATGACGCTGCGTGGAACCATCAGCGCGTTAACCGCTGCCAGAACTGGGGCGATGCTTTGGACAGTCCAAGAGGTAGAGCCTGCTGACATCGTAGTCCAAAGCAACATACCAGCAGTTATCACCGCCAGCCGCTCACCATCCGTGACTTTTTCCGGTTACACCCCCGCCACAGATGACGTGGTGGTTCTGTGGTCATGTTCTACAACGACCGGCCACACCATCACTGAACCATCCGGTTGGGTGAATGTTCTCGGTGCTGGCGTTGACGTGGAATCCGACTCTCATCAACAGTGTTGCATTTATCACAAAGTCACCTCGGGTGAGGCTAGTGCGGTAACCACCACTTACACCGCAACAAACCTTTACGGCGCGAACTCAACCGGTAACGTGATTGGTGTTGTTTTAAGGGGTGTTGATCCAACCACTCCTATTGACACCGCAAACTCAACTTTTGACAGCAATGATGCAGCGACGCCGGGTTTTTTAGCTTCGCTGACCGGCGCTAACATTAGTTCACCCGCTCTTGTTTTGTCGGGCATAGCTGTAGACGGCCTAGGAACTGCATCAGTCCCTAGTGGCTGGAGCAACATTCGGATTTATTCTAATAACCAAGGTCAATCGGTTTTGGGATTAAATACCCTGGCAACACCGGGTTCAAATATCGCAGCCACTAGCCTCACTGTAGGCGGCTCTGATGAATATACCTCTATCACGGTGGCATTCACGCCGATACAGCCCACCGGCACTGTCGCCTCGGCGCTGCAAAAAGCCACCTCGGCCCTTAGTGGCGCACAGATATACACCGGCACGATGGGTGCCACTCTCACCAAGGCCACTTCTTCTCTCACTGGCGCCATGCAACCGTCGGGCACTGTCGCGGCTGCGCTGACAAAACTGACCGCCGCGCTTGCCGGCGCACAAGCCCAGTCGGGAACGGCTGCCGCGGTGCTACTCTCGGCCACCGCTGCGCTCGCCGGCGCCATGCAACCGTCGGGCACTGTCGCCTCGGCATTGCAGACAGCACTGTTCGCCGGAGCCGGTGAGCAGATTTACACCGGCACCGTAACCAGTTCGCTACAGGCCCTCACGGCGACAGCCGAGGGCGAGCAGGCCACCTCCAACGCCGAGGGCACCGTCGCAGCATCTATGACGGCCACTACGTCGAGCCAGGTCGGCGAGCAGGTCTACACGGGCACTGTCGACGCCACCATGCCGGCACTGACGGCATCGACCATCGGCGAGCAGGTCTACACGGGCACCATCGCCGCCGCTCAGCAGATGACCGTCGCAACTTTGACCGGCATCATGGAACCGTCGGGCACCATCGCGGCCACCCAGCAGATGACCGTCGCCGCCCTGACGGGTGAGCAGGTCTACACCGGCACCATCGCGGCCACCATGCAGGCGGCAACGGCGTCGGCCGCGGGCGAGCAGACCTACACCGGCACGATCGCTGCCACATTGCAGATGACCGTCGCCACCCTGACCGGCGTCATGGAGCCGTCGGGCACTGTCACTGCCGCGCTGCAGGCGCTCACCCTCACCGCTGTTGGTGAGCAGGTCTACACCGGCACTGTCGCAGCCACTCTGCAGACTCTCACGGCGTCGGCCACCGGCGAGCAGATCTACACGGGCACGATCGACGCGACGCTGCAGGCTCTCACACTGACGGCCACCGGCATCATGGAACCGTCGGGCACCATCGCTGCTGCGCTGCAGGCGCTCACCCTGACTGCCATCGGCGAGCACGCCCAGACCGGCACTGTCGCAGCCACCATGCAGGCCCTTGCATCGGCGGCCACCGGCGAGCAGGTCTACACGGGCACTGTCGCTGCAGCCCTTCAGGCCCTCGTGGCGTCGGCCACCGGCGTCATGGAACCCTCGGGTGCCGTCACGGCTGCGCTGCAGACTCTCACCCTGACCGCAACTGGCGAGCAGATCTACACCGGCACTGTCGACGCCACCATGCAGGCGCTGATGGCGGACCTAGTCGGCGAGCAGGCCCAGTCCGGCACCATCGCCGCCGCCCAGCAGGTAGCCGTCGCTGCTTTGACCGGCGTCATGGAGCCGTCGGGTGCCATCACGGCTGCGCTGCAGACTCTCGCCCTGACCGCAACTGGCGAGCACACCCAGGCCGGTACCGTCACCGCGACGCTGCAGGCGCTGACGTTTGAGGCCACCGGCACGCTGGCCCAGAACAGCGTCATCGCCGCGACTCTGCAGGCCCTGACGTTTGAGGCCACCGGCGTCATGGAGCCGTCGGGCGCTGTGGCCTCGACGTTGCAAGCCCTCACGTCGGCGGCCACCGGCGAGCACACCCAGGCCGGTACCGTCACCGCGACGCTGCAGGCACTCACATTGTCGATCACGGGCGAGCAGGAAATTCTCAGCAGCGCCGTCGGCGTGACCCTGCAGGCCCTCACGGCATCAGCCACCGGCATCATGGCGCCGTCGGGCGCAGTCGCCGCCGCGTTGCAGGCACTCACGTCGGCAGCCACAGGTGAACAGACCCAGACCGGAACCATCACCGCAGCGTTGCGGGCGCTCACGTCAGCGGCCACGGGCCACCAGGTCGAGATCCAGACCGGCGACATCGCCGCGGACCTGCAGGCTCTCACGGCGGCAGCCACCGGTCGGCAGACCCAAGCTGGAACCATAGCAGCGGCGTTGCAGGCTCTCGCCCTGTCGGCCACCGGCGAACAGATCCAGGCAGGCACCGTAGCCGCCGTGCTGCAGGCGCTCACCGCAGCAGCCGCCGGCACGCAGGCTCAGGCCGGAACTGTAACCGCCGCGCTACAGGCGCTCACCCTGACAGCCACCGGCACGCAGACTCAGGCCGGAACCATAGCCGCTGCGTTGCAGGCGCTCACGGCGTCGGCTTCCGGCCAGCAGATCCAGAGCGGCACCATAACCGCCGCGCTGCGTGCCCTCACGGCGTCGACCACCGGTGTCTTGCAACCGTCGGGCACGATAGCTGCCGCGCTGCAGACCCTGCGGATGCTGGGGGCAGCGCCCCCGTCTGTCGGCTCCGTGGACGGAACCTTCACCTGGACGGGCTCGGTCACCGGGCGACACATCCCCAGAGGCTCGACAACCGGGACCTATACCTGGGCCGGTTCGGCCACCGGCGCGCACATCTCACGCGGTGCCGTTACTGGTGCCTACGCCTGGGTCGTGACGGGCACCGGACAGCGGGTGCCGAAAAGCTCGGCATCCGGCAGCTACACCTGGGCAGGCTCAGCCACCGGGCGACAGGTACCCAAGGGCACCGCAGCCGTCAGCTACACCTGGGCAGGCTCAGCCACCGGACAGCGGGTGGCCAAGGGCTCTGCCGCTGCGAGTTACGCCTGGACCGGGTCGGCCGCCGGGCGGCGGGTGCCCAAGAGCACCGCTTCCGGTAGCTACACCTGGCTGGGCGCGGCGGCGGCGAACAGCTCCAGCGGCACGACCTCCGGCAG